AATCAACGGTCGATACCGAGTCCTTCGCATCAGCCGTGGAGGCTGGTGTTTCCTGTTTACGTGCCATTGGATTACTCCATTGCGGCGCCATTTCTGGCGCCGATCTGCGGGATGGTTAAGGAGTGACCAGCGGGCCAGTAACGAACGCTTCTTCGCGATAGATGGCGAAGGCCAGGCGCTCTTCAGCACGAATCGTTGCCATGTTCTTCTCGAAGTCATCGCCGTTCTCGGTCGAGATCAGCACTTCGATTTCCATGCGGTCGAAGATCTGGGCGCCGAGCTTGAACGCACCGACGAGGAAATCGTTCTGAGTCATGGCCTGGGTAGAAACTACTGGGCGATTCCAGAGTTTCGCGTTGGTGCCTTCCTGAGGCTGGCCGATGATGTAGCGGCCCTCCCCGTCCTTGGTCAACTCAATAGCCGCCCAGTCGATCGGGTTGAGCACGATGCCGTCGGATGGGAACTCGGCCAGTTCGGCCTGCAGCAGCGCAAGACGCAGGCGGTCAATGCGCTGTTCGCCCACTACAGCAACGCCAGCCGGGGCGGCGTACAGTTGAGCAACGGTCATGAGGCCCTGCAGGTTCACGCCGGTGCCGTTGCCGTAAAGCAACTGAGCTTCTTCCGCTATGGTCAGGCCGTAGCGTGCGCGACCGTCGATGTAGCTCTGCAGGGCCTTGGCATCGTCCAGCATCTGGCGGCTGGCTTTGAACAGATGGGCGATGGTCCGCACGTTCGCAGTCGCCAGGGCGAAGGTCAGGTCGGAGTATGGCTTGGCCGTGGTCTCCGCCACCGTACGGGCGTTGTTGGTGAAGCCGGTTTCACGGACGTACTCGATGGAGTTCGACTCAGTTGTGCCCGGCGCGACCAAGTCGCGGACAGTCAGTCGGCGCTGAGGCGGGGCAATGATCCCCGGCAAGCGCTGAGTCTGCACCAAGTCACCGCCGGTTGCGGTGGTGATAGCTGCCCGCGGCACCGATACGCGCCGAGAGCCGCGGAAGGACGAGTTCATATCCTTCATTTCTTCGCTTTCGATCACGAGAGCGCCGACAGATTTCTGCGGCTCTTCCTGGTGGCTGCGATCCCGGCTTGCGTTCACGAGCTTTTGCTCAGCCTCACCCAGGCGCGCCTGAAGCTCGCCCTGCTTGGTCAGCAGCTCGTCGACCTTGGCGCGGGTTTCGGTATTCATTTCACCGGAGGCTTTGATTTGCTTTTCGGTCGCCTCGGCCTGGCTTTTGATCTGGTCGCCAATGCCCTTCAGGCTGGCGTTGAGTTCCTTGACTTGGGCTTCAAAGTCCATGGTCATTTTCCTTTCAGAGAATTGAGGAGGTTGGTTGCCGCGCTCAGAGAGGCGGAGAGGTCTGGCGCGACAGCGCTGGGCTTATCGGGCGGGGCAGCGTTACGCGTACCCCCGCCGGCAGCGCGAGGCATGCCGGACTTGAAACTGGCGAACAGTTCACGGCGCTCGGAACGAGACATGCCGCCCTTGGCTAGGGCTACATCCATGGCCTTGAGTGCATTGGCTTGGGCGGCGTCTTCGGTTTCGCGCTCGGTTACCTCAGTGGACGACAACATCCCAGTGGCCAAGCCAAGCTCCACTGCACGCTTGCCACGGATGTAGGTTTCGTCGTCCATAAGTTCGGCCATGTCCTCTGCCGGCTGCCCGCTGGTCTCGGCATAGAGGTCGGCCATCGCGGCGTCGAACTCCTCCATGTCGGCAGCGATATCGCGCAGGTAGTTGCGATTTCCGGCGAGCCAGGTCCAGCAGTTGTGGATCATGAGAAAGGCACTACTGGCCACCTCTCGCTTCTTGCCAGCCAAGAAGACGATTGATGCAGCGCTGGCAGCCATGCCGAGCACTTTGGTGGTGACCTCATGGCTGTGCTCCTGCAGGCGATTGTAAATAGCAATACCTTCGAACATGTCGCCGCCGGGCGAATTGATGTAAACGGTTACCTCACGCTCGCCGATAGCACGCAGCGCCGCATCGATTCGTTTCAGCGTGACGCCCTCGCCGTACCAGTCTTCACCGATCACTCCGTACACCGTGATAGTGTCCGAGGTGTTTTCAACGGCCGCCTGGATCGCGGGATTCCACTTGTCGAGCGCGCGCGGGCTCATCTCGCTGCGCAGGCCGCGAGACTGGATCTTGTGTTTCATGGATTACTCCCGTGATTTGCTTTCCGGCTCTTGCAGCCAGTTCATCAGTGCGGCCCGGGCGGCCTGACCATCGTTTTGCTTACCCAGCTGGTCCAGCGGCACCAGGTTCGATTGCACGGTCAGTACATCGCCACCAGGCATGCTTGGAAGGTTCTCTTTCCGGCGCCCCTCGTTTCGAGTCAGGTAGCCGTTCTGCCCCATAGTGCTGAGATAGGCAGCACGGCCCGCGCTATCCGCACGCAGGAATGCTTCAAGCGAGTACTCGGCATAGAACTTGATCCGATCAACTGCCGTCATGCACCACTTGTTCACACACTGTTCGATGGGCGCCGTGAAGGACATGATGCAGTAGGTGAGAAACGCGATCTGCTGCTGCTCCAGTCCTGTGCCCCAGTTGCTGCCCTTGTCGGTCTTCATCACCATCCAAGGTGGAACGCCGAACCAGCGGCAGATTTCCTCGATGCTGTGCCCTCTCGACTCCAGCAGCTGCGCGTCGGCGGGGTTGATGCCAATCATTTCCGGCTTCACGCCTTGCTCGAGCACGGGGCTCTTGCCGGCATTCAATGCCCCGGAGATCGTCTTCACGTACTCCCGAAACTCGACGCGCTGGGCTGGGTTCAGCGTCTTGTCTACCGAAAACGCGACTGTAGGCATCATTCCATTCCGAAAGGTGCTGTTGGCAGCGTCGTCTGCTGACATTGCAGAACCGAACACATCTGCGCCGTAACGTATGGCGGACAGCCCAACCCGGCCATCCAGGGTAAACGCAGGGATGTGCAGCATGTCCTGACGCACAATCTCCCGGCGCGCACCTTTTCGTGGCCTGAAGAAGTACCTCAGCCGACCGCCATCATCGAACTCAAGATCGACCCGGGACGGCATCAGGAAGTCCAGCGCAATGACGCGACCTGCGGAACGGTGGATCTCGCAGTAAGCGTTTCCCCACAGCAACATAGAGGCCACCACCGCCTGCCAGAAATGGAAGGCGGCCATGTCCTCGTTTGGACTGGTGTGCACCACGTCGTATAAAGGGAAGTCCCGGGCACTCTCGCGGCTACCATCTGGCATCCGCTTGTAGATGCTCAGCGGCAAGCCAGCCACCGAGGTCGAGATGATGCGGACGCAAGCCCACACCGTGGAAAGGCGCATCGCCTTGTCCACACTGACCGACTTGCCACTGCTGGACTGACCGCCTGAGAAAGCGCTCCAGAAGCCGCCATCCGACAGTTTAATCGTCCTGCCCAGCCACTCACTCATACTGGCTGAAGGCTTGGTGGCAGCAGCCCCCAATGCCTGGGAAAGGGTTTTAATCACTGACAAGCCCTCTGCGGATGAAGCCGGCGATGCAGAAGAAGCTCAGCGATCCCGCCAGCAAAGCCCAGCCAGTACCAGCCAGCATCCAGACCCCGCCGCATGCCAAGCAGAAAGCGACCACTGCGCAGGCGATGAAAATATGAAATGCGTTCATGCGATCAGTGGATCCCGAATGCCTGCCATGAAATTGTCCATCCCGCCCCTGCCCTCTGGATTGAGGCTCAGCAGCGAAACGGCGTTGAATGTAGCCATAAGCGGGTCAATTTTTGCGGTGCCCGATGCCTGCTTGGTGATCAAGAAGGCGTTGGCTGAAGGCACGCCCTTGGCATTTCCGCAGGACCAGGCCATGAGAGGCTGACCACAATGGAGCAGCGTGCCCTCGGCAAGCTTGCGTTCCGTCGTTTTGATTGCACCGGTGAGCTTCCAACCTTGCGAGATGCCCACGATCTTGTCTTCCTCAACGCCAGCATCCGCAAGCGCGTCGAGTACTGCCCCGATGCCTGCCGGGTCGAGGCCAACTTTGTCGAGTAGGCCGGTGTCATTGACGCGGGCAACGATGGCCGCAAACTGCTCAACGTCATCACCGATGCGCTCCACAATGGTGATGTCACCTGCCTTTTCTAGGTCTCTCAACCGTGGCGCTTCTGACTTGCGGCGCTCCAGAACCGAAGGGTGCGCCCAGGCGTGAGCCCAGTGGAACCACCTGCGGCTTCCCGTCTCCCGGCCCATGACGGCAAGACCGAGCAAGTCATCAAGACCGCCGCCGTCACCGCCAACATCAATGACCTCGCATCGCGTGAGGATTTCGTCGAGGCTGAGCCACGCTGAAGCCTGGGCCTCCCAAAACTCAGCCCCGACCCAAGCGTCGGACATCAGCGCAAGGCCGATCTCGATGTTGAGGTGCTTGGCCAAGAAGCCCCGCAGCTCAGCCTCACCGTCCAGTTCAGCCTGCATAAACAGGCGTTCAAGCGTCGGCCGGTCAACGGAGTAGTCGATGTTCGGATTGACCAGGTGGAAGTTCTCAGGCTTCCGCGCCTCGCCGCTCTTGATCATCTCTTGAGAGAACTCATAGATGATCGGCAGGAAGCGGTTGTCATCGATCCGGCCATCACGCACGCCGCGTGCATAGTTGAGCTTGGAGCGGAATACGCCCGCCGGCGGTTCGTTCGACTGGGTCGTCAACCAGATGATGAAGCCTTCAGGTCGTGACAGCAGACCGCCGGTTGCCTCGCGGATCATGTCAGCGGCTTTGGGGTTCTTGCCGAACAGCCAGGCCTCATCGATCAGGACGCCGACCGCCTTCTTGCCCCCCACCACATCGCTATCCGCAGCCACCACCTTCAAGGTGGCGCCAGTCTCGCGATGAGTGATCAGTCGCAGGTGCGGCTGGACATGCAGCAACGCTTTCAGCTCATCGTCATTGTTGACCATGTCCTTGGCCGGGATGAACGAGTTGTCAGCAATCTCCTTGGTCGGCGCCAAGATGATGAATTCAGCCGAAAGACGCCAGTTGCGGATCAGTGCCGTCAGCATGATCCCTGCCGCGATCGTAGATTTACTGTTTTTTTTCGGGATGCAGAGCATCACCTCCCGAATCAGGCGCTCACCGGTCTCGCTGTTGTAGCTGCCGAAGATGGCCCCGGCGAACGCCAAGACCCACGGTGCGCAGGCGGCCTCAATAGTGGGACTGCCCGGGGCATCAACGATCTTCAGCCCCTTGAACACATCGAGGCCGGCTTCAGCTTCTTCTGGAAACAGCGGCTCAGGGATGATTGATTCGCCCGCAGCCAGGCACCTCCACCAATCCGGGCAGGCTGTTGTCCATTGCATAGGTCAGTTCTTCACTACGGAGAGAGGCGGCTTGCCCTGGGAGTACTTGCCTTTACCGACCTGCTTGGCGGCCTCGGCCTTCTGCTCTTTCTTGCCCTGGTCGGCGACCTTGCCGTGCACATAAGGCATTAACGTCTTGGCCGCTTCCAGCCGCATGCGCATGTCGGCGCCTTCTGCGTTCATCAGTTCAGTGAGGAAGGCTCGCGGGTCGTCGGTCTCGGTTAACGACAGCTCATCGGCGTGCTGCTCCTGAGGTTGTTCGGCTTTAACTTTTCGAGAGGGTTTAACCTCAGAACTGGAGGCCTGCTTTTGCTTCAAGCGGCGCCCGACTTCGGCAAGGACATCGGGGTCCTTCGCAAGCTTGGAGCCCGCTTGCGACGCGGTCTTCTCCGAATATCCTGCGGCGATCGCCGCCTCGCGATTTGTGGCACCCGACAGCAAAGCGTCAACAAACCGCCGCTTCTTGTCGGTTAAAGCCATGGTTAACTTTTCCTGAAACGGGAAAAAATGTGTACGTGGGGTCGGAGGCGGTCTAGCTAGATGAGAATCCCTAGCTTTT